GGGATAGCATAGCACGCGGCCCGAGGGCAGCATGTACCACAGGTGCAGTCCGTCAAAGCAATACGTGACACGCCCGGCGCTAAACTCATGGCCCTTGTTTCGCATCGCGCGGGTGTAGGCTTCCTCTAGCGCCTGCCAAAACGGCACAGACCACGGGTTAGCACGGCGCCACGCGTCAACGACGCGCTTGGCTTGCGCCTCCTCGAAGTGCACGCCGTAGGCCCGGCCCATCGCAGCAAACGCCCCGACGCCGCCGGCAAAGCCAAGGGCTAGCTCCTGCACCTTGCCGACCTGGCGCTGCTCGCCCGTCACGTCCTCGTAGGCCACGCCGTAGGTCGCAGCGGCGTTGACCTTGTAGGGGTCTAGCTTCTTGCGAAACACGTCCAACTTGGCGTTGCCCGTGATGCTGGCGGCAAGCCACGGATTGACGCGCCCTTCGATAGCCGACCAGTCGGCGACGACGAAGTGCTTACCCTTGGCCGGGATCAGTGCGGGCCGGAGCATACCCCGAAGTACATCTGTAACTCGGCGTCCAAAAGCTGGGACGATGCTGTGCCCTCGGACCATAGCTGTTCGTACTTCATCAGGTTGCGAAGCGCACTTGCGAGTGAAGTTATGGACTTGGAGGCCATAGCTCGACGCACGACCTGTGGCGGCACCCCCAGCGAAGACAAAAGCTCCACGGACTCGACAATCCTCGTCGTCTGCCAGGTTTGCCATGCGGCTGAACTTCGCAACCGATGACGCCCAGAGGTCGTCGGCGCACTGTATGACCTCGGCAACAGCGGGCGGTATCTCATCGGGATTCTCCATCGCAAGCAGGTTCGCCCGCACAGTCTTGTCAATCGAATACTTGCCGTTGACCATCATCAGCTTCTTGGCCTGCTCACCCACACGCGCCAGCACCCACTCGCGCATCTTGGGCGAGCGTACACTGGTGATCTCGCCTTCGGTCAGCTCGGCCACGCGCTCTTCGATCTCCAGCAGCTCGGCCTCGGCGTAGCGCATGGCGGCCTTGGCCAGCGGCACGTCCACCAGCACGCCCCGGTCGTTGATGCGCTCGTTGACATGGTAATCCGACAGCTCGTCGGCGGACAGCGGGCGCAGCGCCTTGCTGATCTCGCGCATGACCCGCACGTCCTGCTCGCAATAGGCGATCATCTCGGCCATCAGCTCGGGGCTGTTGTTGAAGGTGCCGTCAGCGCGGGGGATCGACAGCAGGCGAATGAGTTGCGCCCCGCGATGGTCCTTCTTCATGGACGCACTGGCGAAACGGCCAACGTCTTCCAGACCGCCTGGGGCGCAGTTGGCACGGGCTTGTGTTGCGGTGCAGTAAAACTGCTCTAAAGCAAAGTTCTGCTGCAAGACATACCAAAAAATCAGGCGCTCGAACGCGGCGTTGTGCGCGTAGATCAGGCCCTTGTGATTCTTGACGCGCTCAGGGAACGGTTGCCCCGGTGTCCATGTGACGACATCTTCGTCGTCGAAGGCGTAGGACATTACTAAGACGTCAGTCGAAATATCCTGCGCGTAGTTGTAAACGCCCGCGACCGTTAGGTCGCAGGCGCTACGGGTTTCAAAATCAACCCAGAGGGTCATCGCACTTATGCAGCGCGACGACGACGGCCCGTGGGGGCGGGCGCGGCTTCCTCATCAGCGGCGGGTTCATCACCATTCATGCTGACCCACTCCAACACTTCAAACACCGGCGTGTAGATACGGCCGTAGCTCTTGTGCGTGTAGTGGTCCTTGCCCAGCTTAATGATCGCCACCGGCTTTTCCTTGTCCTTGTCCACTTGCGTGGCGACAGCCACAGCCAGTGCCTGCACAGCCTTGCGGCCGCCGACGCTGGTGGTGGTAAAGCGCGCTTCCATGCCGGCGTCATCGCCGCTGATGCACTTGAGCGACAAGCCAGTCTGCGGCTCCCAGCCCTTCTTGGCGCCAGGCGGGGCTGGCTCCAGCTCAGGCAGCGGCTCGGTGACAGACACCAGCTTTTCGGCCAGCACTTCGCCGTCACCCCAAGCGATGAAGCCGTGGACAAACGAGAAGGGATTGACCGCCCAACGGGAGTCTTCTTCGGCCTCAGTCTGATCAGCGCCGAAGACCCAGTGCCCCGTGCGGTCCATCTTGATGATGGCCGTGGTCGAGGCGCTGACATCGTTGGCGATGGTGCGAAGCGCGGTGGACAGGGAAACGACGGAAGGCAGGTTAGCGCCAGAGAACTTTACGAGATTAGACATACAAACTCCATTACAGTTTAGAAAGGGCCTTTGACAGCCCAATGAACGACTGCACCGCTGGCCGGGGGTCATCCACCGGGGCGAGCGTCGTACCTGACGACTCGGACTTGATCAAGTCCTCGGGCAGCTCGCTAAAGCGCTTTTTGAGCGCCTTCTCGGCCTGCGCCGGAGACATGATCGAAGTCTCGACGACGACAGATTCTTTCAGACCCATTTCCAAGAGTACCCTGCGGGCCTCCTCGTCATCGGTCCACTTGCGACGCGCTTGCTTTTGCACGATCTTGTAGCCGGGCACTTCAGCGCCCTTCTCAAGCATGCCAAACGCCAGCGCGCGCAGGTCTTTGATCCAGTCTTCCAAGAGGTCGGCATTTTGCAGGGCGCGACCTAACGTGTCAACATCCAAATTGATGATCTGCTGCTTGATCGCGCGCTCCACTGCGCCGTTCATCTGCGGGCAGATCGGCTTGGCCGCGCACCAGCGGCAGTGATCGCCCGTGACGATACGCGCATCAGGGCGCTGCGCCTCTTTGACCGCCGCGACCAGCTCACGCTCAAAGCGTTGGATGCGCTCGGGCGTCGTCGTCCAGCGCTTGATCACGGGCGGCTGCACGATGATGAGTTCGATCTCGGTGGCGCCATCGAACACCCACTGCGCCTTCTCGGTGCGCATCGCCGCTGCGGCGTAGAACATGAGCTGATCATTCTCTTCGGCGGACACCGCCACGCCAGAGCCGAACTTCCAATCGAGCACGATGGCCTTGTCGTCAATACGGCCCAAGAAGTCGGTCGAGCCGAACACGCCGGGCAGCAGATCGCCGAAGTTCACCAGCGTCTCGACGGCGTACTGCAAGCGATCGTCGGGGTCAATCTCGTCGAGCGCCGCCAGCGCCGGCAACAGCTTGTCGTCGATGAGTTCTTGCGTGAGTTCCTGCTCGTTGTACTTGGTGCCCAGGAAGTCTTCGGGCAGTGCGGTATCGCTGTCGAGCAGTTCGCTGATGACGTTGTGCAGCAGCGTGCCTTCGTCGGCGTATTTGCTGCTGGGCTGCGGGGGCATTTGCTGCACCAAGGCCACGCTGCCTGGGCAGTTGATGACGCGCTTGGCGGTGGAGCCGCCGACGATCTTTGAGTGTTGCACTGTAGTTTCCCGTTGTTGAGGCTTGAATGTAGCACAGAAAAATATCTTGTGCAAAAGTTTTTTATTGTGATAGAGTGCGGGCCATGAAAGAAGCCGAGATCGAAAAGCACTTCGACTGGACAGTCCAGCGCATGGGCGGCAAGACGTACAAGTTCACATCGCCCAACCAGCGTGGGGTCGCGGATCGTATTGCGTGCCTGCCTGACGGCACAACATGGTTCGTCGAACTCAAGACCACAGGCGGTCGGCTGTCGGAGTTGCAGAAAATCTTCTGCGCCGACATGGCGCGCCTGAAACAGAAGTACGCGTGCCTGTGGACGAAAGAACAAGTGGATGGGTGGGCGCGTGAAGCTGCGTGACTATCAAGAGACAGCCGCCGACTTCCTGTACGAGCACGACAGGGCGATGATCCTCGCGCCAGTGGGCGCAGGCAAGACGGCCATCACGCTCACGGCCATGAAGGCGATGCTCGACGACGACGTGGTCAAGCGTTGGCTGGTGCTCGCCCCTAAGCGCGTCTGCACCGACGTGTGGCCTGTCGAGGCTCCAAAGTGGGCGCCGGGCCTAGAGCTGGCCGTCGCTGTGGGCACGCCAGCCCAGCGCAAGGCGGCACTCGGCGCCCAAGTCGTCGTGATCAACTACGACAACATCCAGTGGCTGGCCGAGCAACAGCTCTCGTTCGACGGCGTGGTGTTCGACGAACTCACGCGCCTGAAGAACCCGTCCGGCGCCAGGTTCAAGGCGCTTGCCAAGGTGCTCGACTGCCCGATCCGCTGGGGGCTGACTGGCAGCTTCACCAGCAACGGCTTAGAGGACGTGTTCGGCCAGTGCAAGATCGTCGATCAGACGCTGCTAGGCCGCTCCAAAGGCGCGTTCATGCAGACGTACTTTGTTTTACTCAACCGTGAATTCGGCGATTGGGCACCGCGCCCAGGTGCGCTGGCCAAGGTCATGGAGAAGATTAAGCCCGCCACGTTCGTGCTGGAGCCGGGCGAGTACAAGGATAAGCTGCCGCCGCTGCACACGGTCGAGGTGCGCTGCGACATGGACCTAACCAAGTACAACGAGATGAAGAAAGACTTTGTCGTTGAGTTCCCCGACGCGAAAGCGATTGCGGTGAACGCCGGCGTTGTAACGGGAAAGCTGCAACAGATGGCCTCGGGGTTTGTCTATGAGACAAATAGTTTGCCCTCCATCACGCCCGGTAAGTTCATTGTTACACAAAAATCTGTGTGGTTTAGCACACACAAGTTTGACCGCCTTGACGAACTGATCCAAGAAAACCAACATGCCAACACTCTTATTGCGTACACGTATCAAGAAGAGCTTGCGCAGCTTCGCCGGCGTTATCCGCAGGCTCAAACGCTCGATGATGACCGCGCCGTGGAACGGTGGAACGCAGGGCAAATCGAGCTGCTACTGGTGCATCCGAAATCAGCCGGGCACGGGCTTAACTTGCAGTTTGGAGGATCGAAAATCGTTTTCCTGTCCCTGCCTTGGTCGTTGGAACTGTACGAGCAGACCATCGGGCGTTTGCACCGATCCGGGCAGCGCCACGATGTCTGGTGCTACGTCATGCTCACCAACAAAACGGTAGACGAGAAAATTTGGGCGGCGCTGCATGACAAGCGCACGCTGTCGGATATTGCAATGGAGGAGTTGAAGTGAAACGTGTAGATTTATGGCGCGCCAAACTGAAAGCAGCGCAGGCGGAGATGAAGATCGTGATGCGGCAGGCCAACTCGATGGCCAAACGCCGTGCTGCGCTGGAGAAGTTGATCAACGATATGGAGACAAAAATTGGCGCTGTCCTGGCGAAAACTTAACGAGGTTCTTGCGGGCTTGTCCGAGGAGCAGGTGTTACGCATGCTTGAAGACGAACGCATAACACACCGTCGCGCGACGGTTTTGGAGCGGCTGCACCAGCGGTACACCATGCTGCGGGCAAGCCGAGAGCGTATTGAACTACTAAAGGAAGCTAAACGACTATGACCACGAAACGATTTGCCCGCACCCTGGAAGAAGCCTTTGGCCCCGGCCATCGAGGCGGCATCTATGAGGCACCATCTGAATTTGGCTTGGTTGACAAAATCATCACTGGCGTGTGCGGCGTGATTTTGTTTGGCCTGTTCATTGCAATCGTCAAGGGGTGGATATGAGCGGCCCGTACTTTGAGACGTGGTCGCACGAGAGCCTCGCCAAGTTCGCCAATGAGGCGTACCTTAAACTGCAAAAGCAGGAGCAGGAGTTGCACGAGCTGCGGCTGCGCGAGAAGAATCCGTGGCCGTTCCCTAGGCGCGGCAACTATCCAGACGATATGCCGGAGGCGCCATTTTGACCCTACTACCGATCATCATCTTTCTGTTGGCCACCGCAGTCCTGCTGCTGGTCACGATTCCGTTCGTGATGCTTATGGTGGAGACTCAAGACGAACTGTGGACGAACATCAAGTTCTGGGCGGTGGTTGTCGCCGCGTGGGCAATCGTCTGGTTCGCGGTCAGCTATGGGCAGTAACGTCCGCATCAACAGGGTGCGAGAGGTTCTACGAGCATCAGAAGGGCTGACCGTGGCGCAGATTGCAGAGCTTGCAGGCACCGACCCGACGCACGCCCACAGGATCGTCAATAAATTGCCCGACGCCTACATCGACCGCTGGCTCAAGACCGGCAAGCGCTTTGCGGCCGTCTGGTGCGTAATCGTCCCACCCCCACACTGTCCCAAACCTGAAAAAAAGAAATGATCGACTACTCTTACCCCTGCATGATGGCCGAGCGCGCCCTCAAAGACCTGCACAACGCCGCCATTGAAG